GTGATCCTGAAGAACTTAGAACAATCAAGAGTGATTGGGAAAAGAAACAACAGGAACAACAGATCAAGCGTGGCGAGTTTGAAAAAACTCTACAGGATCTTGCTGCTAAAAAGGATGCTGAAATCCAAAAAAGAGATCAGGTTATCAGAGAGTATAAAACCAACACTCCATTGCTCAGTGCCGCAGCTAAGTATCGTGCCGTGAACGCAGATCAAGTCAAGGCTTTATTGCAGGGAAATGTTCGTTTAAACTCAGATGGTGAAGTTGAGGTGGTAGACGCTAAAGGTGCAGTCCGTTATAATGATCGCGGTGAACCCTTGTTAGTAGAAGACCTAGTCAATGAATTCTTAAAACAGAATCCACACTTTGTTCAATCAACCCCTGCGACAACTAACACCAAGACTAATATTCAGCCATTGCAAACATCTGGCAAGGTTGATCTCTCAAAGTTGGATATGACTCGTCCTCAAGATAGACAAATCTATAAAGAGGCCCGTCAAAAAGGGCTGATTTAAGCCAATTTATAAAAGGAGATTAAGATGGCTGATTCATACGTAAGCGTAACCAATACAGATGCACTGCTAGTGCCTGTAAAAGCAGCAACCGTTTATGCTGCTCACGAAAGTTCCCTATTCTTAGGCGGACAATTGATTCCTGTGGTAGCTGCACCTAATGGTGTTATCCAGGTTCCTGAATTGGCAGCAGTTACTGCCTCTACTATTGGTGGTGGCACAATCACTACTGACGTTTCTGTAACTAACCCTACAGACACAAAGAACACAATTACCTGCGATCTATACGCTGCTCGTTCAGTTGTTCGTGACCTAGGTAACATTGACCCAGCTGAAATTGGCCGCACATTAGGTAACGCTGTTTCTTCTGCTTTTGACAAGGCAGTTGCTGGTGTTATGGGTTCTTTAACTGGTCAAGAAATCACTTCTGGTGACCTAGATCTAGAAGAAATCTTTGCTGCTGTTGCTACTATTCGTGGCGCAGGCGAAACTGGTCAACTATATGGTGTAGTTGGCACAGGTGCTTATGCAGCTCTAATGAGCGCAATTGGTAGCCAGGCTTATGCTGGTGGCGACCTATTCCAAGGACAAGCTCTACGCAGCGGTTTCTTTGGAACTATCGCTGGTGTTCAGTTCTTCGTCAGCTCTTACTTAAATGCTACTAACACTGGTGTTACTGGTGCTAAGGCAGCTATTTTTGGCGCTGATGCAATGCGTATCGCTATGCAGAAGAATGTTGACGTTGAAGTTGCTCGTCGTGCTGAAGCAGTTGGCTATGACGTTGTTGCTTCTCTACACGCTGCTGTTGGTCTAATTGACGCAGGCCGCGGTGTGTTGATCAAAGACGCAGCTTAATAGGAGCTAACACATGGCCTTCATTATTGAAAATTCAACGGTAACCAGCTTTGCTGATTTCCAAGATGTCGTTGATCATGATCAGCGTCTCTTTGAATCAAATGAAGGCCTCTCAGACGATATTGTAGAACAGCATTTGGTCAGGGCCACAGAACGTATCTTAACTAAGTTACGCTCTAGTGATTGGTGGCAGTCGTATTACGTAAATCGTGCGACTAACTTCAGTCCTATGACCACTGCTGACATCCCAGCATTAGATCCAAATCGTATTATCGCAAGACAAAACGATTTTACAGATCTATGTGTCTACACAGCGTTGGCTGATTATATTCTTCCACAGATCGCAGATTTTGGAAATGATGACTCAGCTGAACGTAAGAAAATGGGTTACTATGCACAGAAAGCTGATTCACTGCTTGGTGAATTAATTTCTGCAGGTGACTGGTATGATTTTGATGACGATAACACTATCCAATCAGATGAAAAGGAACGTGGCAAATATAACCTGAAGAGAGTGAGATGAGAGCTGAAATTATAGAATATCTACAAGCACAGAATCTTGGAACATTTACCGTGAGCCAAGATGTGCCTTGGGATGAAAATGGAACCCCATTGTATGTCAAAAACCTCAGAAGGGTTTATGTCAGTCTAGAATCAGCGACCATTGAACCAGTTGTGCAGGCTTTGGATGGTCTCAATATTCAGTCAGAGGTAACCAGTGTTACCGTCTATTTTGCAAGTGATGCAAAAGCATTAGCACCCAACTATAGTGATGTTGTAGCATCAATCAAATCAGCCAGTAATATTACCACAGTATCAGGTGTAAACCGTAGAGAAGTTGTAATGTCCACTGACATTTTGAATGACCTGCAAGTCACAGAGTTGGAAATCAGATTTACAAAATTAATTTAAGGAGCTTACGATGGCATATATTAATCCAGCGCCAGGCACAAGCAATCAGGTAACCCTAACACTAGACGTGGCATCAGATGCATCTGATATCACACAAGGTGTTGGAGCCTTATCTGTGCCAGCGATGCAAGACATGACAATCAACGCTGCTAACGACGTCTTCACTTGGAGCCAGTTAGACAGCACTGCGAAGAAACAGATCGCTACCACATCTACAAACAGTATTTCAATGAACGTTGTTGTTGATACAGCAAGTTTTTTTGGAACTAACGTAAGTGCTGCCGTTACTGGAACTATCGCAGAACAAGGTATTTTTGGCTGCAGCCGTAACAAGACATTAGTAAACTTTATTATCAGAGTTGAAAATGCAGCTACTGACACTTTTATCAAAGGTGTTGGTTACATTACTGGTCTAGCACCAACTGTATCAGCTGATGCACCTGTGTGGGTGTCTCCAGTTACTATCACAGTATCTGGCGAATACACAGTGTCTGCAACTTAATCCCTCTGGGAGCGAACCCTACGCAAGTAGGACTGAATAGGGGCATTTTTAGCCCCTATTCTTTTACTAAAAATAAATACTGTAGAGAAGATTTATGGACATTTTAGATTCAAAGACAGATAAAGAATTACTGCAAAGCATCATTGCAGAGATTGCCAAAGCCACTAATGAAATCAAGTGTGCCAAGGCTGACATAGATAAAACACAGAGCAGACTAAAATTTCTTTTAGTTCTTGCTCACACATTGATTGAAAGACAAGGAGACTAACAGATGGATATCAGCAAATTCGCTAAGAAACCACAGCTTGCAAAAGTTGAGATATCTGACAAAGATATTGTAGATACCTACGGCGATACAGTGACATTTTGGATCATTGATGAAATGGACATTGCCACTTATTTCAACTTTTACAAATTGCAACAAAATCAAGATAGCGAAAACCTTAATGAATTATTAAGAAAGATCATTCTTAAAGAAGATGGAACACCAGCCTTAAGTAATGATGAAGTATTTCCTATTGATTTGACTCTAGCAGTTCTAGTGGCCATTAATGATTTTTTGGGAAAGCAGAAGCCCAAACTACCAGAGGTGACGACTGGGGAAGAGCAGAGCTAATCAGCGTTGGTAACATTGCAAAACTCTATGGACAGCTACCCAGCTATGTTAGAGATAATGCAACAACGTTTGACATACGTGTTACCAATGCACTGATGGTTTGGGAAAAAGAGCAATACGATAAAGCCAGTGGGAAACCCTCAGTTCCTCAACTGTCACAAGAAGAAATGATGGCCATGATGGCCAGAGTAAAGAAAAATGAGCAAAATAAGTCAAAGACTAAAACGAGTGGATGAAAAGTTAGATAAAAACGAAATACTTGATTTCGCTTATGGAGTGTTTCGCGACAACACGCCCGTGGCCTCTGGCAATGCTCAAAGAAAGACAAAAAAACAAGGTGAGGATACTATCGTAGCTGATTATCCTTACGCACAAAGATTGGAGCGAGGCTACAGTAAACAGTCACCAGACGGTATGACTAAACCTACTATCCAAGCAGTTAGAAAATACCTAAGGGGAATATGATATGGCTACCACAGTAGACAATTATAAAGTTAAAGTAACCGTTGAGGGCAAAGAAGGCCTTAAAAATCTTAAACGTGATATGGAAGACATTGGAATGGTTGGCGGACCATTGCAAAACACCATCAACGGAATCATAGGCAAATTAGGACCAATGGGCATTGCTGCATCCGCAGCCGCAGCAGCATTTGTGGCCTTAGGCAGCAAAGCATTAGCTCTTGCAGATGAACTTAGCGACATATCAGGAGCCACTGGTATTGCTGCTGGCACATTAATGAACTTCCGTCAAAGTATTATTGAAGCTGGCGGTAAGGCAGAAGACTTTGCTCAAATAGCTGCTAAGTTAAATCAAAGTGTTCAAGAAGCCAATGGCGGCAATGAAAAGTTTCAACAGTCATTCAAAGATCTAGGAGTATTTGTCGCTGATGCTAATGGTAAATTACGTCCTACAGAAGAAATTCTAAGAGACATTATTGCTAGATTCCAAAGCGGAGAATTGTCATCTAAACAACTT